TACACCAGGTCCGTTTGAAAAAAGACAAAATGCTCCAACTTATCAACACGGCAAAGACGAAATAGAATTTTATAAAGCACGTCTTGGCGGACATAGCATTGTTATGGACGACGGTGATGATAAATTTTTACGTAAGGGTCATCCTGAATCTACACCTTTTGAATATGCAGATATTGAAAACACTGAAGATACAGGTGACGTCACTAGACCTGCAAATGAATTGTTTAGAATTAGAACACGCACTGGTCATCAAATACTTTTACATAATACAGAAGATCTAATCTATATCAGCAACAGCAAAGGAACTAGCTGGATAGAAATGTCAAGCAATGGTAAAATTGATGTATATGCTCAAGACAGTGTTAGTATTCACAGTGAAAATGATTTAAACTTTACAGCTGATAGAGACATTAATTTAACTGCAAATGAAAACATGAATATCAGTGCAGGTAAAGATATTGCAATTGATGCTGGTGGTAGTATTGGTGCCTCAGCTCAACAAGAAGCAGCAGTAAATGCTGGAGCAAATATTAGTTTAACAGGACAAGACGGTATAGGTCTTTACGGTAATGATAACATCAGTTTGACCAGTAAGGGTGCTTTAAATATAATAAGCCAACAACATTTAGCAATTGGTAGTGCAGAAAGCGTTGGCATTGAAGGTTGCGAGTTTGTAAAAATTACTACTGACGGTGATTATCACATGAAAGCACTAGGTAGCAGTTATCATCAAGTAGATGGTCAAAATCATTTTAGTAGCGAACTGCAAACATATATAACTTCTGCAAATACATTAGAACTTTACATCACAGGTGCAACTAAATTATATTCACAAGCATTGATGAGTTTACAAGCAGATGGCGCCAACATTCAAACAACTGCTACTGAAATACATTTGAATAGTAGTAGTTATCCTGCTGACACTGCTATAGAATCTCGTGAAGCTACATTGCCACCTGCTCCTAATCCGTTTTTGCCAAATGCACCTGTAAGGGCAGCAGTTGCAGCACGGGTGCCTGAGCATGAACCGTGGCCACAGCATGAAAACTTAAATCCAGCAGCTTACACAGTAGAAAAAACTAGAGCAGGAACACAACAAGTTAACAGCCATTTAAGTTCTACATTACCTGATACTTTTGCAGCTATTGGCGCTGGTACAACCGCACCTGTATCTAGTGCAGAAAAAGACGATGACATTAATAAAAAATCAAACAGAGATGCTGCTGCATTTGAAAATGCAAGTGCTGGACAATATGCAGTTGTTTCTGTAGGCACAGAAGATCTTGGCAATCCTGAAAAAGCAAAAATTAACATTAGAAAAATTGTTGTTGATTTAAAAGCATTAGGATACAAAGTTGTCATTGTTTCTCCAAATATTAATCCACCGTTTGGCCATCCTATTGAAAATGACTTGAAAACACTTGCAAGGGCTGTAAATGATGCAGCACTAGAAAACGGTGCTATAGTTGAAAATCCAGTGTATGATCAAATTGATCCAACATTGATTACACCTGATGCTGCTCAAGAAATAGCAGACAAATATAGAGCAAGTTCAAAGTATTTTGGCAGTTCCACAGTAAGTTCTACTATTGCTTCAGCAGCAGGTGGTTCTGCTGAATTAGCAGGTGGTACACAAGCAGTAGTTGAAAAAACAACAGATGTAGCAGTAGCACAACTGCAACAAGATTATCCGCCAGCAGGAACAGAAGGAACAAAATACGGTTGTGACGGTCCTAGTGACGGACCTTTGTCTGCTGCTCCAGCAGGAACAATAAACGGATTTACCGAAGCAGAAACAGTTGCTTATCTTAATGCTATTGGCTTTAGAGAAAGCGGATTACGCTATAATTGTGTAAACACTATTGGCTTTGCAGGAAAGTATCAGTTTGGTGGATATGCATTAAAAGAAGGCGGTTATATTAGAAAGAGTGTCAAAGGCGGCAGTCCTAAATTAAGACTTAATCCAGATAATTGGACTGGAAAAGATGGTGTCAATAATGTTGACGATTGGTTAGCAAACAAAAGCGATTGTCAAGAAAAAGCTATGATACTTTATACCAATGCAAATATTAGATATCTAAAAGCTAATGGCAGCATCAGAGAAGGCGACAGTAAACAGTTAATTGCCGGATTGTTAATGGGTGCGCATTTGAAAGGTCCTAATGATGTGAAAAAATGGCGCAACGAAACTGCTGTAGGAACAGATGCTTACGGAACTACCATTGACGAATATATCCAATTAGGACAAGCCACAGTTCCAAACAAAGGAGTATATGTATAATGTGTCAAATAGTTGTACCAGGCAATCCAGTTCCGTCTCCGTCTAGAGCACTAGAAGCTGGCGAAATTGACAGGTATTTTCTACCTTTTGATGATAATACACAACGTAGTGTATTTCAAGCACCAGATGCTCTTACAGGAGTAGGAGATTTTGATCCTAATATTGGCGGCAATTATCAGCCTGTAAAACCTCCAGAAAATCCACCACCTGCTGGCACGCCATATGCAAGTTTATCGCAAATATTAGAAGCATTTCCTAACCAAGATTGGAGAGAAAGAGGAAATCCTCCTAATCCAAATATTGCTGAAGCATGGGAAGTTTCAGGCGGCGGCAGAATGCAAGTTGATGGACCAAAAACAAATCCATGGTGTGCAGCATTTGTGACCTGGGTATTATGGAAATGTGGATTAGAACACATTGTTCCTGGTATGGGTAGCCAAAGTTATTTACGATATGGAAAATCAGTAGATTGGCGAGATTTTACAAAAATTAGAAAATACGATTTGGTTGTACTGACACGTAAAGAAGAATCACGTTATGGACATGTTGGGTTTGTGCATAGTATTGATCCTGCTGCAAACAAAATTAGAATGTTTGGAGGCAATCAAAGCAATGGTAAAAATCCATTATCAAATTTTAAAATTGTAAATAGAGAAACCACAGGATTATACTTAAATCAAATTAGAAGAAATTGGGAAATTCCAGCTGGGTTTGATATACCTCTAATAACAATACAGCCAGAACAAAATACAAGCGGGCCACCGTCTAGTGATACTGGTGTGTACGAAACAAGCACAAGATAGGTTAAATACATTATGAGCACGTTAGAAAAGAATCTGTATAAGAATTTAAAAATTAAAACACCTAAGTCTAGTAATAATGTTTTGGTTGACAAAAGTTATAAAGGACTTAGCACAGTTTCTGCTAACGAAAAAACATTTCAACTACGCAATTTAGATTTAATTAAACAAGATATATTGAATCACTTTCATATTCGAATAGGTGAACGTTTAGAAAATCCAAGATTTGGTTGTATAATTTGGGATGTTTTATTTGAACCACTCACTGAACCAGTAAAACGTGCAGTGTTAGATAATGTGACACAAATACTTAATTACGATCCAAGAGTGCAAGCAGAAAATATCATTGTAGATGCGTACGAATCGGGTATAGAAGTATATGCAGATTTAACCTATTTAGACTACAATATCAGTGAACGCTTAACACTGCGTTTTGATAATGAAAATCAACTTTAGTTTTAATGTACGCAGTTTATAAATCTCATAAATATTACATTAGCTAAGGAAAAAGACATGTCATCTACAGATAGGCAAAACCGACTATTATTAGCCGAAGATTGGCAAAAAATTTATCAAAGTTTCAAATATGCAGACTTCAAAAGTTATGATTTTGACAATCTGCGTAGAACAATGATCAATTACATCAGACAAAATTATCCAGAAGATTTTAACGATTATATTGAAAGTTCTGAATACCTATCTTTGATTGACCTAATTGCGTTCCTTGGCCAAAATATTAGTTTTAGGGTTGATCTAAATGCTAGAGAAAATTTTATTGAATTAGCAGAGCGCAGAGAAAGTGTTTTAAGACTAGCAAGACTTATCAGTTATAATGTCACAAGGAATCAAGCAGCAAACGGATTGCTTAAAATAGACAGTGTGACAACAACAGAAAATATCGTTGATACAACAGGATCCAACATTTCCGGCAAGTCTGTAAAATGGAATGATCAAACAAATAGTAATTGGTATGAACAATTTATTAAAATTATGAATGCTGCAATGCTTAATCAAAATCAGTTTGGCTCTCCTCGTAAGTCTGATATTGTAAACGGTATTCCAACAGAAAAATACAAACTTAACAATTTACAATCTGCATTTCCTATTTTTAGTTTTAACAAAGTTATCAATGGTACAAATTTAGATTTTGAAGTTGTTGGCGCAGATATCGACGATGGCGAAATAATTGAAGAAGCACCATTAACAGGAAACAAATTTAGTTTACTATACAGAGACAACGGACAAGGCGCTGGCAGCTCAAACACCGGATTTTTCTTACATTTTAGACAAGGAACATTACAAAGAGGAGACTTTTCTGTAAGTTTACCTACACCTAATCAAAATGTAGAAATAGACGCAACAAACGTTAACAACACTGACGTATGGTTATATAGTTTGAATGCACAAGGAGTTGAAGAAACACCTTGGACAAAGGTAGATGCTGTAGAAGGCAACAATGTAATTTATAACAGTGTTGCAAAAAATATCAAAGATATTTTCAGTGTTCTTACTAGAACAAATGATAGAATTAGTTTAATTTTTAGTGACGGTGTTTTTGGTAATTTACCTAAAGGTGATTTTAGGGCTTACTATCGAACAAGTGCAAATTTAGACTACACTATTTTTGCCAATAACATTCAAAATATTAAAGTTAGCATACCTTATACTTCAAATATCGGTCGTAATGAAACTTTGTCTATTGTTTGTAGTTTAAAGCAAGCAGTCACAAACGGCGCAAGCACAGAATCCACAGACAGTATTCGTGATAATGCACCTAGCACATATTATACACAAAACAGACTTATCACAGGAGAAGACTATAACTTAGGTCCATTGGGTGTAAGTCAAGATATTATCAAAGCAAAAGCAATTAATAGAACAAGTAGTGGTATCAACAGGTATTACGATTTAAGAGACAGCACAGGAAAATACAGCACTACAAATATGTTTGGAACAGATGGTGTTATTTACAAAGATTATCAAACAGAAAAAACAAATTTTAGTTTTATAACAAAAACTGATATTGAAGGGGTTATTAACAATACTGTTTCTAATTTACTAGAAGATGCAAACTTAAGAAATTATTATTACGATAAATTTACAGATCAAGAATATAGCGATTTAAATGTAGTTTGGCAGCAAACAACTAAAGATACAAACAGAAGCACTGGCTTTATTGTTGATAGCAGCAATGCCTTTGATACATCTGCTTTCAAATACACAGTTTCTAGTTTTACTGAGGGTGTGTTTAGATACTTAGAACCAGGTGCATTGGTAAAATTTGTAGCACCATCAGGACAGCATTTTATGCCAGATGGCACCTTGATGGCAGGAGCAGCAGATCATGCTGGATCCAGTGATTACAAATGGGTAAAAGTAGTTGCTGTGAATAACGGCGGCAATGAACTATCGGAATCGGGTCTTGGTGGTATTACATTTAATGATATTATTCCTACAGGCGCTGTTTTAGATAGAATTAAACCAAAGTTTGTTAGAGACTTGGTAGATGATGTAAAAAGTGTTTTAGTTGACCAGATATTTGCTTATAGAACTATTGCGCTGAGATATGATACAAATGCAAGACGTTGGGCAGTTGTGACACAAGAAAATGTAAACACAACACAGGAATGGAGCAGTGGTTTAACTGGTGATATCACACAGCAAAATTTAGATAGAAGTTGGCTTGTATTATTTGAAACAAACGGTGTTGAATACACAATCACATCTAGAACACTGCGTTATGTTTTTGAAAGTGACAAAGAAGTTAGATTCTTTTATGATTCTACTAAAAAGATTTACGATAGTAGAACAGGCGATATTGTAAGAGATAAAATTAGTGTTTTAAATATCAATAAAAATCTAAACAGTACAGGTCAATTAACACCTTTTACAGTTGACTATGACTGGGCTGTAAGTGCTGAATATAGAGATGGCATAGGATATGTAAACAGTAAAAAGGTCGAAGTTGTATTTTTTGATAACGACGACGACGGTGTAGTTGATAATCCGCAAATATTTGAAGATATTACTGCTAACAACGATTCGTCACAATCAGCATATGTTTTTGTAAAAAAATCTACAAACGATAATGAGTTTTATTATTATGTAGATGCAGACGCAGAAAATATTAAAGTAGTCACAAGTGAAGTAGAAGCTACGGTCACTACACCAGGTGATCCTATTTTTTATGTTTCTTCTACAAATGTTTTTTATAAAATTAACAGCACAGCAAGAACACGAGAATTAATTTTTAATTACAAAGGCTATTTAGGTCGAGCAGGTCTTAAATTCCAATATCTACATGCAAGCGACGAAAATAACAGAATTGACCCAAGTAGTAGCAATATTATGGATACATATTTGTTAACAAAACAGTATGATACAAGCTATAGACAATATCTAGCTGGAGCAGTTGATTCAGAACCGTTGCCGTTAAGTAGCGATCAGTTATTTAGAGCATACGGCGGTGAAATTAACAAAATCAAAAGCATTAGTGATGAAATTGTTTATCATCCGGTTAAATTTAAAGTATTGTTTGGATCAAAAGCAAACCCAAATTTGCAAGCAACTTTAAAAGTAGTAAAAAATACAGATAGAGTTGTAAATGATCAAGATGTAAAAAGTAAAATCATTGAAGCAATTGAAGAATTTTTTGCACTAGAAAATTGGAACTTTGGTGAAACATTTTATTGGAGTGAATTGAGTGCATATATTATGAAGTCTTTAGCACCAGATTTGAATAGTATCGTTTTAGTACCAAACAGTGCAACAGATTCGTTTGGAAGTTTATTTGAAGTCAAGTCTGAAAATGATGAAATTTTTATAAGCGGTGCAACAGTAGATAATGTTGAAATAATTACAGCAATTACAGCAGAACGTTTAAGAGCCAGTGGCGCAATTGTGACGTCTATTAATGATGCAAGTCAATCAGTTTCTAGCGCAGCAGAAACAATTGTCACTACTCCTAGTAGTTCTAACAGCGGAGGAAGTACTTACTAATGGAAAGTATTGATTACCCATTGCCAACTGGTGATTCAGACAGATCAGCTAAAAGTTTATTACCTAGATATTTTAGATCAGATACTAACAGTAAATTTATTCAGTCAACTGTTGATGCAATGATTTCTGAAGGGGTAATAGAAAAGTTAGATGCATATGTAGGTAGAAGAAATTCTCCTACAACAAAAGTCACAGATACTTTTTTACCTGATGTATCTACCGATAGAGAAAACTATCAGTTTGAATCAAGTATTGTAAGTAAAGACGATTTAGGTAATGTAAATTTTTATGCTTCATATACAGATTTATTAGGAGTTATTAAATCATATAAAGGCAGTGTAAGTAATCACAGTGTTTTAAATTCTCAAACAAGTTATAGTTGGAATCCACATGTGGATTTTGACAAGTTTACTAACTTTAGAGAATATTATTGGCTACCGCTTGGTCCGATACCTGTTGCAGTAAGTGGTAATCAGCGAGGTATTACTAGTGTATATAATGTTGAACTAGGACAAGATGATCAAGTACAGAGTTATATCTTCTCTCCTGATGGAATAACAAAGAATCCAACTTTGAAATTGTACAAAGGACAAACTTACAAATTTGATATTAACACACCAGGCGAGCCTATTTCTTTTGTCACAAATATTGCATATCAAGACAACGATCCTTTGCTAGAGGTTGATGCAGAAAACATTAGTACCATTTACAACACAAACATCAAAAGATACAAACGAAACGAAGACGGTGCATACATTGAGACAGACGATGTATGGATTGAAAATGGTCGTATCGAATTTACTCCAGATGATTCAGTTCCAGCACTGTTATATTATGCAAGTAAAAATAATGCAAATATGAATGGATTGCTTAATTTTTATAACATAAACGAAAATTCGCAAATCGATGTTGAAGATGAAATCATAGGCAAAAAATCTTATTCATCGCCGATTGGCGGTAATTTATCCAACGGACAGCGCATTTATTTTGTAGGTGACGTGACTCCAGAAAAGTATGCAACAGGAAACTATTTTGTTGAAGGTGTTGGTTCATCTATTAGATTAATACCAGAAACTGAATTAGAAATTCCAGTGCCTTTTTCAACAGTTAAAAATGTTCCATTTGATGGCGAAGAATTTGGATTTGACGAGTATCCTTATGAAGACGCCGCTGCATTTGTGGCACAAAAAGATTATATCACAATTAACAGAGGTAGTCCAGATAAAAATCCATGGTCACGATATAACAGGTGGTTCCATAGAGATGTTATTGTAGAAAGTTATAACCAAGCAGGATTGCCTGTAGAAATAGACGAAGAAGCTAGAGCCAAACGCCCAATCATTGAATATACATCTGGTTTAAAATTGTATAACCATGGTGCTGTTGCAAAAGAAAATGTTGATCTAGTTGATACGTTTACAACTGATGTTTTCAGCACAATTGAAGGCAAAGGCGGATATATCATTGATGGTGTTGAAGTCACAGATGGCATGAGATTATTGTTCACAGCTGACAAAGACATACTTGTTGCAGGAAAAATTTATAAAGTAAAATTTATTAATTTTGGTACAGGTGCAACCAAAAATAGACAAATTACCTTGGTTGAAGAATTGGATACTAATCCAAACGAAGGCGATACTGTTTTAATTACTTTAGGTGATGTTAATGCTGGAAAAATGTTCCATTATGAAAACAACAAATGGAATGCCGCACAAGAAAAGACATCTGTAAATCAACAACCTCATTTTGATTTGTTTGATTCAAATGCGTACAGCTATGGCGATAGCAAACAGTATGAAGGTACTAGTTTTACCGGTACAAAGTTATTTTCTTATGCACAAGGTAGCGGTACAAACGATGTAGAACTTGGATTTCCATTAAAATACGAAAGTATTAACAATTTTGGAGACATTGTTTTTGATTTTAATTACCACACTGATAAATTTACCTATCAAGACAGTGTTCAAAATATTGTAGAAAAAAATACTTCAAGCGGTTTCTTTAAAATCTTTAATCAAGACGGCAGTTATAAATGGAAAAGCGTTTGGGAACAAACATATTTTAAATCAAGACAACCTGTTATTAGACAATATAATGGACAATTAAATAATTTTCCTGTAGATGTTTTTGACAACAGTCATTTACTTGATGATCTAGTAGTTAGAGTTTTTGTTAATAACAAAAAGAAGATCGAAGGTGTTGATTATACATTAGATAATACAGCAAACTACAAACAGGTAAGATTTTTTAACAACCTAGACAGCGAAAGCATTGTTGTTTTAAAATGCTATAGTTCAGCAAATAAAAATATTAATGGATATTATGAAATTCCAAAAAACTTGGAAAGCAATCCGCAAAATGAAAATATTACAACATTCACACTCGGCGAAGTAAACAAACATGTAAACAGTATTGTTGAAAACTATCATCCAGTAGCACAAGGTAGCATTCCCGGAAATACAAATCTAAGAGATTTAGAAAACATTGCTCAGTACGGAACGCAGTTTATGAAACACAGCGGGCCTGTAAATCTTGCAGCATACCATTTAGTTGATAAAAATGCGAACATAATTAAATCTATTCAATTTGCTATGAAAGAATACAGTAGATTTAAAAATAGTTTTTTGTATCAAGCAAACCAAACCGGTTTTCATGGAGATGTCAAAAAGCATGTTGACTTGATAATGAACACTCTTAACAAAGATAAAACGTCAAGCATGCCGTTTTTTGCAACTGATATGGTTCCAATGAATGCAACCACAGAAACAGTGCATGAGATTGAATACAATGAAACAGCATATTTGCCTACAAGTTTTACAAATTATGATTTGCAAACACTCAGCAACAAAGCAGTTTTAGTTTATGTTGATGACGAACAAAAATATCAAGGTGTTGATTATGATTTTGAAAACGGATTTATAAAATACTATAATCCAACAGTAGGACAAGACATAGTTGTATACGAATATGAAAATACAAATGGATGTTATGTTCCTCCTACACCAACTAAATTGGGTTTATATCCTTTATACAAGCCAGAGTTCCAGACTATTACTGGTGCTACTGGCAAAGTAAATGTTATCGTAGGACATGATGGTAGTTATACTACAAGATTTGATGACTATAGAGATGAGTTATTGTTAGATCTTGAAAAAAGAATATACAACAATATTAAAACATCATATAACGCTGAATACTTAGACATACACAATTTTATTGGAGGGTTCAATAGAAACACAGGTGTAAGTAGAGAAACAATCGATGGACTAATACTAGAAGATTTTAGTTCATGGTTAAGCACAGCTGGAAATCCAAATTACACTGAAAACACAAATTGGAGCGGCGAAAATAGTTTTACATTTAACTATAGAAACATGTCAGATACAAATGGCAAAAGATTGCCAGGTGGGTGGCGTGCAATCTTTAAACAGTTCTATGACACAGATCGTCCACATACTCATCCTTGGGAAATGCTAGGGTTTAGTATCGAACCTTCCTGGTGGCAAGATGTTTATGGTCCTGCGCCATATACTCTAAGCAATACAGTGCTTTGGCAAGATTTACGTGACGGTTTTGTAAAAGAACCTGGAAAATCTGTAAAGACTTTAGAAAAGTATAAACGTCCAAATCTACTATCTATTATTCCTACCGACGACAATGGAAATTTACGTTCGCCTTTAGATAGCGGAATTGCACAAGGATTTTATCTACCTTCTACAAGTGAGCCGTTTGTTTATGGAGATCAAGGGCCAACTGAAAGTGCATTTAGAAATAGTAGTGATTATAGATTTGCTATACTAAAGGCTTGGATTGTCAGTAAGCCATGTGAAGTTTTTGGATTAGGTTTCGATAGAAGTAGAATTATTAAAGATATGGCAGGCAATTTTGTTTACAGCGAAACTGGTCAAGCTATCACTACAAAGGATTTAATTTTTCCAACAATAACAGGCGAAGATTCAAAACAACACCTAACTGCCGGTTTGGTAAATTATATATCAAATTATGTAAAATGGGCAGTTTCATCTAGCTATGATGCTTATAAAGAAGATCTACAAAAATTAGATAATCAGTTGAGTATCAAACTAGCTGGCTTTGCTGAAAAAAATAAATTAAAATTATTACTTGATAGTAGAAGTCCTTTAAATAAAACCAGTGTATTTGTTCCAGAAGAAAACTATCAAATTTTCTTAAACACTTCGTCGGTGCAAGAAGTTGCAACACTTAGTGGTATTTTGATTACTGTAAGTGAAAGTGGATACATTGTACAGGGCTATGATAGTCAAAATCCGTCGTTTACAATTTACCCATACATAGAAACACAAAGTGATGCTGCTGTTAATGTTGGTGGAATAAGTGAAAAGTTTTTAAACTGGAGCGAATCTAATACATACACAATTGGTACAGTAGTCAAATACAACAATGAATTTTACAGAGCAAAAGTTTCTCATTTAAGTTCTAATGAATTCGAAAATCAAAACTTTACTAAATTAGCAGAGCTTCCTGTTCAAGGAGGTAAAACCGGAATTATTAGAAGAAGATTTGACAAAACTCCTATAAGTGTTCCTTATGGACAAATTTACAAAACTGAACAAGATGTTGTAGATTTCCTTTTAGGATACGAAGCATACCTAAAAGATCAAGGTTGGAACTTTGAAAACATCAATCCTGAAAGTGGGCAAGTGGAAGATATGCTTCTGCTACTAAAAGAATTTTTGTTCTTTACAACACAAAACTGGGATAATGATACAGTATTAGCAATCAGTCCTGCTGCTAATAAAGTCATATTTTCTAAAAAGAATTTCACTATTGACAATGTGTATGATAATTTTTATGATGTAGCTATACTGGACGGCAATGGCAATGCAATAGATAGCAGTCTTACAAATATTTTCAGAGATAAAGATACAAGATTTACAATTAATCCAATTGGCACACCAGAAGGTATATACTTGATTAAATTACCTTTGGTTCAAAAAGAGCACGTTGTACTAATTGACAATCAAACAGTGTTTTCTGATACTATTTTTGATAAAGCAGCAGGATTTAGACAAGAACGTATTAAGTTAGTAGGATACAGAACAGACAATTGGTCTGGTAGTTTGAGTATCCCAGGATTCTTTTACGATGAAGCCAAAATTGTTGATTGGCAAGAAAACACTGATTATCGTATAGGTGATGTGGTAAAATACAAAGAATTTTATTATAGTGCATTTGGTAATCACAGCTCTAAGCAAACATTTGACAATACAAAATGGCGTAGACTAAGTGAAAAACCTGTTTCAGAAATATACCCAAACTGGGATTACAAAGTTAATCAGTTTGCAGATTTTTATGACTTAGACACTGATAATTTTGATACTGAACAACAACGTTTAGCACAACATTTAATAGGTTATCAAAAAAGACAATATTTGGAAAACATTATCAACGACAGTGTAAGTCAGTATAAGTTTTATCAAGGATTTATACAAGAAAAAGGTACAAATAATGCTATCACTAAATTGTTTGATGCTTTAGGTTCAGCTAACAAAGACAGTGTAGAACTCTATGAAGAATGGGCAATTAGAGCTGGACAGTACGGATCGATTGATAATATTCAAGAAATTGAATACAAAATTGATGAAAGCAAATACAGAATTGAACCACAGTTGTTTGAACTTAACAACAACATTACAATTGGCAGAACTGACCTAGTTTATGAAATTGCAAAAAATCAAGTTTTTAAATCGCCAGAAGAGTATGATCATACATTAACCAGTGTTGTATCTAATACAGATACTTATACAAAAAATTCAGGATATGTAAGATCAGAAGATGTAGAATATATTGTGACATCAAAAGATTCTATTGTAAACATAGACATTGACAATTTAGAAATTGGCAAACATATTTGGGTCACTACTGATAAACAATCTTGGACAGTATTGAAGCACAGTCAAAGTGATTTAGAAATACTAGGCTTTACAAATTTAACACTTCCGTCTAGTAATTCTGGAGTAAAAATAAATTGTGACAGACAAGTTGAAGATATTGCTGTTGGCGATATTGTTGGAATATTTTCAAGTATTCCAAATTTCAAAGGATTTTACAAAGTCACTGATGTATTAGGCAGTGATATTACATTTGATTTAGGATCAAGCGAAATTGAAATTAATTTTGAAGATCCTGATGATAGCTTTTCAGCAGTTGGCGGCGCAAGTTTAAGCAGATTTGTAGAAAGAAGATTTGCTGACTTTGAAACGCTAAATTTGAATATCCAAGATATACAAAAAGATGCAGCCGACAGACTTTGGGTGGACGATAACGGACAAGGTATTTTCAGTGTATATGAAAATAATAGTGTTATTTCTCTACAACAAGAATATGCAAATTTAGATTCACAACTTACCCGTGTAGCAGAAAGTTATGATGTTAACTTTGGAAATACAACATTTGTCAAAGGTGACAGCACAGACACATCAGCCACACGAGTGGGTAAAGTATCTTTACTAACTAGGAATGCAGAAAGTTTTCAATTTTCGGCAGGAGCATTTTTTGAGCCAGGAGACGAAGCTGACATAAATTCTGGATACGGTTCGAGTGTAGCAATATCACCGGATAGTAAATGGATAGTAGTCGGTGCACCATTAGCAGATAATTTTATATCCCAATTCAAAGGCACATATGATCCTACAGAAGCATACGACCAAAAAGACATAGTTGTTGATAGAGGAACCTTGTGGAGAGCAAAAAAGGCTGTAAGCAATTGGCATGATAGCTATAGCGACAGTAGTACTATTTCAGATAGCGACAGCAACGATTGGGAAGCAGTCTATAGAATTGAACACACAGGTCTTGGAACACCGTCTGGACTTACAAATCAAGGTATTGTACACATTTATGAGTTTGACGATTCTACAAGAGAATACATTTTACACACAGTTATGTGTAGTCCAGATCCAAATGCAGAAGAACAATTTGGACACCAAGTCGAGTTAAGAAAAACCAATAATGGTACACACCAATTGTATGTAAGTGCTCCTGGTATAGATATTGGTCGTGTTTACTTCTTTGAATTTGATGAAGAATGGAAATGGACTAGAAATAGAAATTATAAAGGTGTTTTTGATGTTAATGAAAAATACAGAGAAAATGACATAGTATTTTATCGCGGCGCTTTGTATCAAGCACTGGTTGAAAGAATTCCTTTGACTACTCCTGTGACTGATAAACTGCCTACTGATACAAATAGCTGGATTGCAGTACAAGATATAGAACACACTGGATATATTCCAAATAGATATCAAGAACTAGATGGCGATCTTGATACAGGAGAATCAAACTTTGGTATCAAATTTGATGTAAACGATCAAGGCGATAAAATTGTTGTTGAGTCTGAGGTAAGCGGTGTTAGAACCCTTAGTGTTTATAACAAGCCAGCAAACAGATGGAAATATATTCAAGAAATACAAGCAGATACCACAAAAAGAGAAAGCTGGGGTGTAGACTTTGCAATAAATGACGACGGCGATCGTATTGCTGTTGCAGCACCATACAATGATGATATATCAAATGATGCTGGCACAGTATACGTTTACACACAACAATCTAGCGATTTGTACACGCTAACTCAAAATGTAAGAAGTCCGTACACAGATAAAAATGAAGCATTTGGTAGTGCAGTTGATTTCAGTGGAAATAAACTTGCAATTTGTGGAAAAAACAGCGACCTTATTGAAGTCACAGGTTTTGATAATTATCAACTAAAACTAGACAACGGCAATACAGAAATATCAAGAACAATAAAAGATACAGGTAGAATTGTTGTATTCCAACTTATTAACAACACTTACGTTTACGGTGAGGATATAGAATATAAGAGAAATACATCAAATCACATTCTTGATGATTTCAAATTTAATCAAAATCATTTGTATCTAAATATGCCAACTATTACTCCTCTTACAGCAGATAATCCTGCTACAGATAATTCTAAATATGTTAACAGCACACTACAGGGTTTGTTAGCTGACTTTAGCTTTATTAAAGGAAAAGATAGCTGGACTGTTTTAACAAGTCAACAATCTAAACCAAAGATAGACGAATTACAACAAGTATTTTTGTATAGTGATGATAAAAAAGATATTATTCAACGTTTGGATGTTATTGATCCAAGACAAGGAAAAATTGCAGGTCCAGCAGAGCAAGAAATTACATTTAAAACTTGGTATGATCCAGCAGTGTATTCATTTAGCACAGGCGAACAGGATGTTGTAGTTGACGCAAATTCTAACTGGACAGACAAATATGTTGGAAAACTGTGGTGGGATATTAGTCAAGCAAGTTGGTTTGATCCATATCAAGGTAATAGCAATTATAGAGCAGGTGTGTTCCATAAATTGCTGCCTAATGCACAAATACAAGTTTGCGAATGGGTAGCATCTGATTTACTTCCAAGCGAATGGGATGAATTAGCTGGAACAGGAGAAGGCTATTCAAGAGGTGTGACAGGCACAACATTATACGGTAGTGAGGTGTTTAGTAGCAAGCAAGTATATGATACTGTAAGAAAAACATTTATAACAAAATATTTTTATTGGGTAAGAAATACTCAAATTATTCCTAACGTACCTGGTCGTGTCTTAAGTTGTGAATCTGTCACTAATTTGATTACTGACCCTGCTTCAACTGGATACAGATTTATTAGTTTACTAGAAAATAATAAATTTGCAATGTACAACATAGCAAGTTTAATCGAAGGTCAAAACACAATCTTACACTTTAGAAAAGAAAAAGATGTTGACCTAAACGTTCCTGTACATTATGAATATAACTTGCTAACTGAAGGATTGGATGTTTCTATGCCAAGCAAAGACATAGAACAAAAATGGATTGATAGTTTAATTGGTTATGACAACGTAGGCAATCCAGTTCCTGATGAAAATCTACAAGTTTCTAAAAAGTACGGTTTGTTAAATATTCCAAGGCAAAGTATGTTTGTTAACAGAATAGAAGCCGTAAAACAATTTGTTGATAGAGTAAATTCTGTATTTTTACAAAACATAATAGTTGATAACTATAACATTAGTAAGTTGTTGTTGGTTGATCCTGCTCCTTTGTTAACAGCAGGTAAACACGATGTAGCAGTTGATACTGTAAATGATTTACAATTTGTTGGAACTGCAAAAAAGACACAAGCTGTACTGACACCTGTTATTGTTGACGGAAAAATAACTGATGTAATTATCACAAATCCAGGCAATGGATATAAGGTTGCTCCTGAAATTGAATTTGATGATGTCACAGGTAAAAATGCTGAATTAAAAGCAACAATAAACAGCAATGGACAAATTACCAGTGTTCAAGTAAAAGAACAAGGTTTTGACTATTCTTCTAACACAATTTTAAAAGTTAGAGAGTTTAGTGTTCTAGTGAACGCAGATGAAACAATTGGCGGACGTTGGAGCATATATGTTTACAACTCAGCTTCTAGAGAATGGAACAGAACAGATAACCAAAGTTTTGATACTACAAAATACTGGAATTATGCTGATTATTATGCATCTGGTTATTCAGTAAACACAATTATTAATCAAACAATAGAATCCAGTTATGAATTATTTGGATTAGACAATAACATAGGTGACATTGTTAAAATTAAAAATATTGGAACAGGCGGTTGGCTCCTGTTAGAAAAAACAAATGATCAAGACACTGAAGACTATACAATTAATTATAAAACTGTAGGTAGGCAAAACGGTACAATTCAACTGTCAAGTTTAATTTACAATTACTCAACAGAAACAACCGGTTATGATGCAGGTGTGTATGACATAGCATTTTACGACAGAGAGCCAGTCAATGAATTAAGAAATATAGTCAATGCTATAAAAACTGATATTTTTGTTGGTGAATTGGCTGTAGAATATAACAAACTATTCTTTGCAAGTGTAAGATATGCATTATCTGAACAAGAAAATGTTGATTGGGTATTCAAATCAAGTTTCTTAAGAGCAAAACACAACGTTGGAGAACTTGAGCAAAAAGTTGCATATCAAAATGATAACCTAGAAAATTATCAAGATTATATCAACGAAGTTAAACCATATAAAACAAGTGTTAGAGAATACATAAGTGCATACGAAAAAATTGAACCAACTAATAGTTTGATTTCTGACTTTGATTTACCACCTAGTTATATTGGAGGAAAAATTACTCCTAGTGTAGCTAAATTTTCAAACAATGAAGTAAGCGATTTATGGCAAAAATACTTTACATATCCGTACAAAAATTGGGTAGATAACAACACTTACGAAATAGTCAGTATCGAAGTCTTAGACGGAGGCAGCGGATTTAATGATACTCCAAATGTGACTATCAGCGGAGACAGCGGAGCCACTGCAAGAGCATATGTTGCAAAAGGTAAAGTAAAATCTATTGAAATACTTAAAAAAGGCAACAGAGTATTATCTGCTCCTACAGTCTCAGTCAGTGGTAATCAAGACCCTGACGGTGATCCAGTAAAAGCAAGTGTGATTATTGGTAATCCTTTGGTAAGAAGCACACATATGACTGTAAAGTTTGATAGAGTTAGCGGTAAGCAATATTTTGAAACTATTGATCAAACAGAAAACTTCTTAGGAACAGGTGCTAAACAAAAGTTTACTTTACTATGGCCAATGAATGTAAAAACAGATACATTCAGTGTCACAGTAAATGGTGTTGAAATGTTAAAAAGCGATTATCAAGTTGGCAATGAACTTGATACTACAAAAGGTTATGATAGATATTTTGGATATATTAATTTTATAGAAGATCCTGCAATTGACGCTGTTATAGTCGTAAATTACAAAAAAGCAACCAGTTTGCTTAATGCTGCTGATAGAGTATTGTATGAATACAATCCTACTACAGGTATGCCTGGCAAAGAATTAAGCCAAGTAATGCAAGGAGTAGAATACGAAGGTGCATTATACGATAGTTTTGACTTTGGCAATGAACAAGGGTTTGGTGCCGGCGGCTTTAGTGATTTGCCATGGGATACATTTGATAATACATTTAGTGATGAAGTAATCAAACTAGATGGTAGCACGTCTACTATCACCCTTTCAAAAGCATTAGAAAATGGTGTAAATTACAACATATATCTAAATGGTGTAAGGCTAGACGATCCTGCATATGATGGCAGCACTGCTACAGCCAACAAAAATGCTGTAATGGCTACTATCGTAGGTGACGGTGAGCAAACAGAAATAGATATACAAGGTATATTCACTACAACAGACGGTGACGAAGTTATCATTAGAAAAGAAGAAAGCGACGGATCTTTAGCTCCAGTAAGCACAAACTTTGATACAAGTTTATCAGGTGGCGCACTTGACAAGACTACTGCTACTGGTATACCAAGTGGAGAAATTGTTGTAGATGGTGACGGATTCTTTACTGAAACAAACAGTAAAGGACCCGAAGAACTTGTGCCTGGAACAGTCACAGACACACTAGACTTACAAGTTTACACAAGGCCTAATAATGGACAAGCAAATATTGCTGTTGCTAATTATGTCTATGATGGTTCAACAAATGAATTTGAGTTTCCTGAAAAACCATTTGGAGAAACAAATGTTGTTGTAATGGTTAATCAAAAAGTTCTAAGAGAAGATTTATTTTCAACAGACTTTGATTTAAATGTAGTGTTTATTGATAGCGATCAAAACATTGATGCAGGTGATAGTGTGACTGTAATGACATTTGGTTCTAATGGCAACAATTTAATTGATGCTAAAACAATACAACTTAATTCATATGATTTTGCAAATCAACCACAAGAAGAAAATTGGAGATTTGTGACAGCCGCAGATTTTAGCAGTGATGCTAGTGCAATTGTTGTTCTTAATGGTCGAATTGCAATCGAAGGCACTGATTACTTCTTGAATATAAGCGATAGTACCACAGAAGCAGCAAACAAAATTGCCATAGAATTTCCAGGAGGTAGTATTAGACTCGACGAAGACAATATAATACAATATGCTGTATATGATACAAATCTTGTAAGTTATAGTCAAATATATCAAGATATATCGTGGAATCAAACACTAGGAAATTATTGGAACTTTATAGATACTCCAACACCTATCAATGTTAAACCTTTAGGTCATAACTTAATTGTGTTTGGTGATGATGAAATACTAGATCCGGGTTATAGTATAAGATATACTACAACGTCTGATAGAGTATATGATTTAGATAGTTGGGCATTTGCAGACCTAACACAGATTAACAGCAGAGATATTTTGGTTTATGCTGACGATGTTAGAGTTGATAGACAGTTTTGGTCTTGGGATCAAACAAGTGCTAGAATTACTATTTTGTCAAACACAGTTGCTCCAGCAGGAACAAAACTAGATATCTATGTTATTAATAATGCTGATTATTACTTTATTGATACACAAATAGAATTTACAGAGTTAGACGGTAGTACCACTATAAACATGGAATCTTTGGTCACAGTTGGACAACCTCTAAAATTAGTAAGCACAGCAACTTCAACTATTTTTAATCCAGTTGTTAAATCGGTATCAAATAATGTAGTTGTAGTGCAAGGTATGGCCAGACAAATTAGAGATGAATTTGTTGCTGATGAAGATTTCTGGGTCACAAACGATTCTACACAAATGAAAATTGCAAACTTAGAATTTGTAGATAGTGATAGTATCAGTATTGATCCAGAAAAATACAACGGTATATTTACAACTTACAGAGTAATGCACTTTAGTAATCACGATGTCAACAAGTTTAGAAGATACAGTTATGATGTTCTCACTGATACAGTTGTTAATGAGTTTACTCCTGAATATACAAGACGTAATTTGCTTACAAGTGGTATTATTGAACTTGATAGTCAAGCAGCTGGAGCTCAATATGTGTGGGTGGTAAAAAATAAAAAATTACTACGTCCTTTAATTGACTACGAAGTAATGGAAGAACTTGATGCAGTAAGACTAAATGAAATTCCTGCTGCTAATGACAAAATACAAGTTTTACACTGGGCTAATGCAGTATCAGGTAAACGTTTTGGTTATAGAATATTTAGAGATATGCTTGGCAGAACACACTATAAGCGTCTAAGTCAAGAAAACAGTTATGTTTTAGCAGCAAACCTACAACCATATGACAATACTCTTGTGCTTGATGATACAACAGGCATACAGCAACCAAGTACAACAAAAAATATACCAGGTATACTTTGGATTGATGGTGAACGCATTGAATACTTTGCAATCCAAGGAAACACATTGTCTCAGTTGCGTAGAGGAACCTTAGGCACAGGTGTTAAGAGTTTGCACAAAGCAGGCGATAGAGCATTTGGTCAAGGACCAGGAGAAACAATTGATTACCAAGACACATACGATGTATATAGAGATTTTGCAGATGGGTCAAGTCAAATTGTAGATCTTGGATTTACATTTGATAACATAAACGAAATTGAAGTGTTTGTTGGTGGCAGAAAGTTAAGTAAAGTTGATGTTGATGTTTACAATAACACAATAGCACAAGACAGTACAGAAGGTGATCAAGTTAGAGCACAAGAGTTTACAGTAGTAGATGTATCAGGAGAAAAGCGTATAAACTTTACAACAACTCCTGCTGTAAACACAGAAATAAGAGTAGTGAAAAGAACCGGAAAAAGATGGATTCAACCAAACGAAACCCTTAGAACCAGCTCTTCACCAATAGCAAAATTTATTCGCGGAGCAACAATTGAGCTACCTAAATAAATACAGTATAAGGTAAAAAAGATGACACAGTTTAATGATCTAAATGGAATACATGTTGAAGGACACATTAAAATTTCTGACCCCGATAGCGGCGAAATTTATGTGAATAAACGCAATGCGATTCACTATGAAAATATGAGTATTGCACTAGCAGAAAGTCTTGCTAACCAAGGCGAAGGCTTTGTTTATGAAATGAGTTTTGGCAATGGCGGAACCAGTGTTGATCCAACAGGTATTGTGACATACTTAACACCAAATAGCACAGGCACAAACAGCAGTTTATATAATCAAACATTTACAAAAGTAGTAGATGAACGCAGTGTTAACAACACTGATCCAGCAAGAAATAAAACTGAAATTAGACATGTTAGTGGCACAAATTATACTGATATATTGGTTAGATGCTTGTTAGATTATGGAGAACCATCAGGACAAGATGCATTTGATACTGCCGGTAGTAATGACAGTTTATATGTATTTGATGAATTAGGTTTACGTAGTTATAGTGCAAGCGGAACTGGAAGATTAATCACACATGTTATTTTCCATCCAGTACAAAAAAGTTTGAATCGTTTGATACAGGTAGACTATACTGTGAGGATTCAAAGTTTAAGTGGAATTGAGGGGTAATCATGGCAGACTATACCATAAACTTTACAGATTTAATTAACAAAGGTTCTCTTACAGTTGAAGAAAATGGACTAAATTCTACAGATACAAGTTTAAAATTAGTAGGACAGAATCTGTCTGGTTATGGTGCTTATATCAACGAAAACTTTTTGCATATTTTAGAAAATTTTGCAAATACTACTGCACCTAGTAGTCCAGTAGAAGGACAACTTTGGTACGATACAACTACAGGTGTAGATCAATTAAAAGTATACGATGGTGCGGCATGGGTAGCAGCAGGCGGTATTAAAAAAGCAGCTTCGCAGCCAGAAGCAAGTGCAAGTATACTTGGAGATATTTGGGTAGATACAGCAAATTTACAAGCATATATCTATAGTGGAAGTGGTTGGGTTTTAATTGGACCAGACTACAGTGAGTCTACTGCTACAGGCGCAAAAATAGAAACACTTGTTGGCACAAGCACACTACTTGGCACTGATGCAAATCACACAGTATTAATTAATTATGTAAACAATAATATTATTGCAGTTTACAGCTATGTTGAATTTACACCAAAAGTTAAAGTCACTGGATTTCCTACAGGTTATGTAATGAAACCTGGTGTTAATATTCCAACAGAAGCTATATTTTCTGGAGCAAAAGCAAAATATTATGGAACCAGTGAAAAAGCAGAAGCGTTAGTAGATGCAAGTGGAAATAACAGCATTGTCTACGGAGATGTTGCAACAAAGGATGTGACAAATAGATTTACAAAAGAACAAAGGATTGCAAGCAATGCAGGACTTACTATTGGTGAAAATGGAATCTTAACAGCAAGTGTCACAGGATCGTCAGTGACTATTAGAAATAAAGCCACAGACGGATCAATTAATTTTAACACAAATAACAGTGGAGCAAATCAAACCTCTTTGTATATTGCATCTGATGGAAAACATGGTATTTTGAATACTTCACCAGAAGAAGCATTAGATGTCACTGGAAATATAAAAGCATCAAAAATAATTTCTACAAGTACCTTGAACAGTACTAATACAACAGATGGTGCAATTAACACAGCTGGTGGAATTGGTATTGCAAAAGATATCAATGTTGGCGGTGATGCTTATTTTAACCAAAACGATACAAATAATACAAGCTCAATTTATGCTGAAAATATACAACCTTATACAACTTTAGCAAATAGTATTGGTACACCTAATTTAAAATATGCTCATGTATATTCAAATACTTTCCACGGAAATTTAGAAGGAAATGTCACAGGTAATGTAAGCGGTAGTGCGCAAACAGCAGGTAAACTTGCTAGTCCTACAACTTTCCAATTCAATAGCGCAGGTGATGTGACTGCAACAGGTAGTGTCACATTTGACGGTCAAGTTGGCGGCACAACTAAAGAATGGACATTGAATATTGATGCAAATTTTCTTACAAATCAAACTCCAGTGTCGGTATCAACAGCAGGAACAGATGAATTCCTAGTTTATAACTCAGAAGGTTTGCGTAAAATGACGCAGGCACAAATTGTTAGTACAATACCAGTATTTCAAATTGCAATGATAATGCCATACGCAGGAACTGTTGCACCAACTGGGTGGGAGTTATGTCACGGACAAGAACTTGCACGAGGCGGCGATTATGAGCCGTTATATGCTATTATAGGCGATCGATATGGAACACCTAGTACACCAGACTTTTTTGTGCTACCTGATTTTAGAGGAAGATTTTTACTTGGACACTTGGGTGCAGCAACAAGCGGAAACAGAGTGTTAAACGACACAGCAGCTAATACAGTTGGTTTAACTGGCGGCTCTGAATCTCATATTCTTACCCAAGAACAATTACCAGATCACACGCACAGTATGCAAGGCGACAACGGCGAACAATATTATGGAGTCACAAATGTCACAGGTGGCACAGATACTGGTGCAAGTTCTCAAAATATTTCAGGAACGACAACAGGCACAGGAATTGATAGAACAGGATCAATGAATGACATACAAAGTAATCCTTATTATCATACCAGTCCGTATACAACAGTTGAGTTTATTATCTACACAGGAGGGTCTTAATGAGCTATAAAATTAATAAAACCGATGGAACTCTATTAGTAGATTTAATTGACGGTGCTATAGATACTACATCAACTGATGTCACACTTGTTGGCAGAAATTACACTGGCTATGGAGAAGCATTCAATGAAAACTTTGTAAAAATCATTGAAAACTTTGCTGCTACAAGTGCTCCTGCAAATCCTTTAAGAGGACAAATTTGGTATGATACAAGCGAAGGCAGACTAAAAGTTTGGGACGGCGAACAGTTTAGAGGCACTGATACAACAACTTACAGTGCAATTAAACCAACCTTGGTTGCTGGTGATTTATGGATTGACGCTACTAATAAACAACTTTATTTTAGTGACGGTGCAGCAGAGTATCTAGTTGGCCCTAGTTATACTAGAACGCAAGCAAAAACAGAATATGATGCAATTAGTCTTATAGATAGCTTTGGAATTACAAAAACTGTAGGTAGATGGAGTGTTGGAAATAGAACCGTAGCTCTTGTTTGTGCAGAAGATTTTACAGCAGCAACTATTGATTCCAATGTGGCACT